ACTACCAATTTCGTACACACCCTCAGTACCAAAACTTCTTTCAGCACTAAGTGATTGCGCACGACCAATAGGTGTTGTCTTAATCATCAGGTAAATAGTATTTCCTGTTTGAACTGATTGGTCAGCAACTCTTGCCATAAATTAAATTCCTCCCTTAGAATTTATATCCTGCATTAATATCAGGATTTTGTGATTTTGTTATATCTTGATTACCTGCATTTGTCGTAGGAATATCACTCTTATCTCCATATAGAGTATTGTATGAGCTAGTACCTCTATTTGTAGTTGAACTACCAGAAGATGCAGTGAAATTGTCATATGCACCATAAACATAAATATAATCAATAGTTTGTGATGGTTTAACAGTAAATCTTAGGTAAACTGTATCGCCATCAATTTGAACTTCAATATCATTTTCATCAAAATCAACAATCAAACCATTTTCACTCATAGATTCTTTGAGAAGGAATGATGCAACATAATTCTTAATTATATCAGCAGAGCCAACCTTTACATTTGCACCAATAAAGTCCTTTTCAAGAGCAACACGTAAATCACCAAATAGAAAATCAGTTATCTCTCCTAGACCAATCTTAGACTTAACAGGTTCATTGGTTGAATTATATGTAGTAATACCTGCAACAAATCTAAATCCTGATTCTGCACCACGATTATTTATTGGTTCAATAACAATTACACCATTTTGATATAATTGGTCAATTTGTTGTGAAGTAAAGTCTTGGTCAATTGATAGCATATTGACATACTTATTAGTAATATCTCCACCAATTTGTAGACCAGAAGCAACACCTGCACCAAGAGCAGCAACCATATATCCTGCAAGATGTAAGTTTAGTCCATCATAAGTTCCAAAAAATCCTGAACTACCGAACAAAGCAACACGTTCTGATTTAAGGTCGAGTTGTCTTGAAATTAATTGACCAATACCCTCATTAAATCCTGAACCAACAAATGCTTTCATAGGGTGTCCTGCTGCTGATTGGTCAATAACAAATTGTTTAACTTCTTGATGAACAGCAGCGGAACTTGTCAATGGAACAATATAGTAAGCATCAGTCTGTGCTAATGCTTGAATTTGACTGTCCCATGACAATGGAACCTCACCAGTCGTACCATGAACCATGTTTGATAATCCAAATGGTAAACTCATATCTTCTGTATAAACTGCTTCAACAGAAACATATGAATCAAATTGTAATTTGTCTACAATATCGGCTCTTAATGCCCATACATAACCAGCTTTTGTAACATCATTAATATCACCAGTTATATCCACATCTGTAGCTTCGTCCAAAGTATTAGCTTGCATACGAGTATTGTCACCATCACTTAACATTTGAACCTTTATGTTAGGGATAAGACTTAACTTGTGCATCAAATCATAAAGACGTTTTGTTTCTGTTTGTGACAAATCAAATTCTTGATGAATTTTGTGCATTTCAGGTTGCTTTAATGTTGTAGTAGATGTAGTAGTAGATGTAGTAGTTGTTGTATCACTACTACCACTATTAGTAGTTACTTCAACACCATCTTTTGTGCTATTTACAGTAACATTTTGAGGAGTTTGCTTCAAAGTCGTAGTTGTTGTAGGATTCAACTTCATTGAAGTAGTTGTTGTAGTTGGATTTAAAGTACCACCACTAGTATCAACTACTTCATCTGTATCTTCAATATCAAGAATAAACTTATTAGCCTTACCTGATTCATCTTTTGTAACAGAATAAGTAGCCTTAGCATCTTTATTATTACCTACATATTGAAGTTTGAAAACTTGACCTAAATTATCATATACAGCATGGTAATTATCTGGTGAATAATCAACAGTTACCTTATATGAATTAGTAATAGGGCTTTGTTCCAAAGCAATTTGTGTTTTATTAGCCTGTTCTCCCCATACTTTTGATTGAAAATGCAAAGCAGGTGCATTAAGAATGGCTTGTGTAGCATTTTCAACACGCATGGCATAAATCTTACCGCCACCCTCAAGATAATTCTTATTTGGACCCCAAATCACCTCAGCAGCATCAACAATATCACCACTGCCAAAAACTGCTCTAGCTTCAAGTAAACTATCTAATTCATAAACCTTGTTTGGTTCGCCATCAGTGGCTGAACCTATAAGAGCTATATGTTTTTGTGAATTTCCTGCTGACTTTCCAAGTGCATCATCATTGTAATTAGTTTCTACATGGGGACGTTGAATTGTACTTGTTGGGAAAATTCTTTTATAATTTCCTAAATTAGAAAATGCCATAAACTTACCCTACCTCCTATTATTTACCTAAGTATTTCTTTAAAATTGGAATAAAATCTTTTTCAGACCGTAAATATGATTTATTCAGTCCTTTGGCATATACAATAAAGCCATTAACTTGACCTTTAGATAAGCCATATAGTTGTTGTGCTGTTTTTGCAAATTCCTCAGATGAATAATATCTACTCCCATCTGTTTGTACTGGATTTAATTTCATTTACTTATCTCCTAATAATTAGTTTGAAATTTCTTTATATCAAAGCCCTTAACATTAGGTAATGAATATGTAGTATCATAACCAACTTCCACTCGTTGATAATATATCTGTTGTCCACTAGCAGAAGTAGAAGCATTATTTTCAGCTTGTACTAAATCCATACCATGAAATACCAAAGACTGTAATCTATATTCTGTTTGTTCATCACTATTAGTCCTCATGGTAATAAATATTGCCTTTAATATTGCATTAAGACATCTAATAGTATCTATATTTTCTGAAAGAGTATCAACGGTATATACCTCTTGTAAATCAAAACCTATCAACTTTTCCTTATTATCCTTAATTTTATTATTATCTGAATCAACAGCTCTAGCTGTATAAGTAATAGTAGATTTAAAAGTATCATTATGGATAATGGAATCAGGAACATAAATTCTATTAGTATCAAAATCAATATTTACATGTTTTAATGCTAAGTTATCAAAATTAATATTTGTATATCTTGAAATAGGTTTATCTACTTCAAAATAACAAACATCATGACCAACAGAAGCGTCATAATATACATTTATTTCATGTGTTTCTTTTTCTAACTCTCCTGTTTCAGCATTACTATTACCTTTATGACTTCCTAAAGAACCATCTTTTTCTTCTGGTTCTTGAGCGCCCTTAAATTGGACTAATATGAATGCTTTCCTTTGCTCACTAGATTGAGGGAATGTAGACATTACAGGAATCTCATAACCATTACTAGAATCAGTTTTACAAAAGGTATTCACAAAAGAATCTATATTACTTTTGCTAAATTCCCTCAATAACACTTCTCTTATAATATAGGGATTCTGCAAAAAACTATTCAAAATGGTAGATATTTGTTTCTTTAAATATGTATCAATGCTTAATATTGCCATTAGTTAATATCTTCTCCTTTCGTATAGTCTAAATTATCTACTGCATCATGTATTGATTTTTCCACAATTTCAAATAAGTCTAATTGTTGAGAACCATGAACAGGCGGATTAGGATTATTATTTGGATTAGATAATGGTCGCATTACAATCCATGAATTAGGGTCTGATGTATCAGAAACAGTTCTAAATGAAATATATCCAGCTCTTTTTCCTTTATGAACTCTAGTAACATTACCTGACTTCCACTCATAGTGGATTGGATTAATCAATCCAGTTTTGCTTTCTCCACTTTGAATTTTGTCATAAGTACTTTGAATATTTTGTTGTTGTAAATTATCACCAAAATCCTCAGTTTGACCATATTCATCATGTGAAATATTTTTATATGTAGACCAATCTGCTTCTCGTAAGGTTTTAGCCTTTACACCAATTGGTATTATTAAATACCAACCACCATTTTTCTTTCGCTTTACCTTACTTGAATTAGCAAAATACTGTTTTAAATCAATAAATTGCATATTTTTATAAGAATTAGAGATTAGTTCTGGTCTAAAACCCTCACTAACCTTTAAATCTGTTCCAGAAGCCATTGCTCTTAAATTTTGTGACTTATTTAATTCATCAGCAGCATTGCTTACAATCTGTTTAGCTATTGTTTTTTTATTAAACATAGCTAAATAAACTTTTCTAAAGTCATCTATATTCATAGTTAATTACCAAAATAACTTGATAATGAAGATTCGTCTGGAATAGTTGCTTTAGGGTCTACAACCGTAGTCTTTTCTTCAATTACCTTATTATTATCATCAACAATATCAGCTTTAGGAATATACATATCTTCACGTCTTAAAATCAACAATTTTGGTAGTCGAATATAAATAGTACCATTATCCATAGATGATTTATATTTAGTAACATAATTAGTCAATTTTTCATCACCATAGTTAAGAACAGCTTCTTTATCCTGTTGTTTTTTTACTTGTGCATATCTTGTTTCTTTAGCAATATCAACAACATAGTATCTAAGTGGACTTGTAATACTCATAGTAATATTATGACCATTTAAGTTTGGACTTACATATATTCGATTAGTTTTTGAATCAAAATAAAATTGATTATCCTCAGTAAACTCTTTATTCTCATGTTCTGACAAATTGACTAAATCCTTGTCAACTAAAGAATAAACATCGTTAAATTTATTTATGAGATATGGGATAAACATTCCATTATCCTCTCTAAATTTATTAACGTTATACATAAATGTTTGAGCAATAGTTAAACCCATAATGGTTAATCTATCTCTAAAGCTAATACCATTTTCAATACCATTTTCAGTAAGAGCAGGAGAAGCCTTTGTTGTACCAATATCTTCATTTCCAAACTGACCATTATATGGATTTTTAGAATTACCTTGAAAAGCCACTTGTAAAACTTTAGGGCTTTTATAAAGTAATCCCTTACCATAACATAATGGACAATCAGCTCTAGGTTGTTGAGTATCAGGGTCAAAACATGGACAAGGAAAAGCTCTCTCCCATATGGTAGGAATACCAGTTCTTTCAATTAAATGAATTAAACTGATAACTTGTTGGTAAGGAATTGTATTATTACCATGTGGTTTAGAATCAATATCTTCATCTGCTGTACTAATAGGGTGCTTATCATCAGCAGTATTATTTTTAGGAATACCTACTTCTTGATTATCATATAATTCTGAATCTTTAGAAACTACATCTTTTTCTCTTTCAATAGTAGGTTGTTGTGTAGTTGTAGATGTTGTTGTAAAAGGATTATAACCAGTTTTAGTTTCTGTTTCAGACTTTTCATAATCTGAAAAATCAAATGTCTTACTCATAAATACCTCCTATCTAGGAAAGAACACCAAGATTGTAACCGTAGTAACTCTTTAAAGCATTTCTAATATCTTTCATATCAGTTTGTAATAGCTTAATATCAGCAGTAGAACCAGTATTCTCAGCACTTTGTGTAGAATCAATAGAAGAACTTATTCCATCCATTGAAATAGAATATCCTGCAATACCAGCGCCAAGAATTAATCTACCCCAACGTTCCAAAACTTCAATAGCAGCGTCTTTAGCAATATAAGCTATTAAATCTGGTTGAATAAACATATCTCTATTAATACCCCTATTTTTAGGGTCTTGAGGTAACATACCTGCTATATATGTACAGCCAATCATTTGTGGGGCAAACTGTAAACTACCATATGAGTTTAAATCCCCAAGGTTCGTATCTGATATTGTTGAATTATCATAAACAGCAAGATTAGCTAAATTAAAATTAGAATTTACTCCCATCAAAAAATTAGGTTGTACTTCTAGTTGACCATATCTTGAAGTAACCTTTAACCATGGGTCAGGAAAATCATAATGAGAACTATTTGTATAAATAAATCTTAGATTAGTTACCTGTATAATTGGTCTTTCATAAGTTCTAAGAAACATATATGAATTAACTTCTGTTTGGTTAAAATCTAATCTTTCATGATTTATTCTAGGTCTAACAACAATATCAAATTCCTTTTCTGTCTTAGAAACAGATTTATCAATCATCTGTTCATAAAATGAATCAGGATATTCTTTACCTGTTGTTGGGTCAATCAAATCTTCTCCTAAACCTAGTAATTCATTCTTCACACGGTCTACAGTTAGCCCTAAAGCGTCATAAGTAATTAAAGACAACTTATCAAAATCTTTATTAGCAATTACTTTTGGATTACCATAATATTCAAAATCTGATTCTGTAGCATTATAGTCTATAGGTTTTTCATTCATTATATAACCACCTCTCTTTTAATATAGTTTTCACAAACTTAACTAATTCCAGTTTAGCAGTATTACCTTGTCAATTTGTAACAAAAAAAAGCCTATCATTTAAGATAGACCTTTTCTTATTTACTAGCCCTTTGTATTTGCAAAGTAACCGCTAGTATTCAATCCAAGCATATGGTTTTCACTATTATCTGTATACAAGTTGTAACGGACATTGTGAATTTGTACCCAACGCTTTGGAATAGCCAATCTCAAAGCACCGCCCCATAGAACAGCGAATTGAGTAGCATTAGTAACAACAGCTAATTGCAATAGAGAAATAGGAATAAATTCCATAAGTGTAATAGTAGGTTTCTTCATTTCACCAACAAATACATCAGCAGTTCCGGGGATTACAGCATTTGTATCAGTAAATACAATATTACCTTCATCATCCATTTCATTGATAGCAACTCTACCAATTAGGTAGAATACTTCTGTATTAGGGTCTTGACGATAAATACCTACATAATCAGGAACTTGTCTTTGCATTGCAGGCAATGTAATAGTCAACTTAATACCATCAGTAGCCTTTGTAGGTGTAGCAGAAACTTCATCAGATGGTAAACCATCACCATGGTCACCTGTAGCAACTACACGATACTTTTGTTCAACTCCAATTTCTTTAGCTTGGATAACATTTCCTTGGGCATCTTTGATTTCATCAAGGAACTCACCACCAGCGTCAGGAACAACTACTGGTGTAGCAACACTAACTTGTGCAGGAGCTTGTGGGTTTGGTGCTGAATCAAGGTCAAGCATATTATCAACGTCCATGATTGTTGAACCATTTAGTCTAATAGCACCACGAGCTGACAAGAATCTATCAACATTAACACCTGCTGTATAACCATCATTTGTTGGCATAACAACACGTTGTGCACCTAAGAATTGATTACTAAAGTCAGCCTTAACACCAATTGGCATATAAGCATCAGTGGCAACACCGAATCCTTTACCAATTAACACAGCAGCTTTATTCAAAACTTCTGGTGTTAGTGATTGACCATGTAAATTAATATGATTATGCTTATCAATCAATTTAGCCAAACCATCAAATTCAAGACCATCACCCTTATTACCAGATGTTAAATCGGCATTACCATAAAATACAGCCCATTCAATAGTCTTACCAATAACGGTCATAGCATCTTCTTCATTAACTTTACGTGCATCTTCAATA